TCCCACGCCTCGTCGAACCATGTTCTTCTTCATTCGCCGTCGTCCAGCAGCTCATGCTCAACGCCCTTGCCGCCGTTCAGGGCGGCGATGCCCCGGCGGAGGTGCGCAAGGTTGCTCTCGCTGTAAAACGGGTCGGGTTCCGCAGCTACGTCGAAAGGCAGGCGCCTCTCCCTCAGCACGGCCCGGGCAAACATGTTGAACGCGACGGTGGCGTTCATGCCGACCTTGCTGCAAAAGTCGTCGAACTGCTCTTTTACCTCGGCATCCATCCGGACGCTGAACGTGGTTTGAGCCATGTACAACCCTCCAATTATAGGTGTGATTACAACGGAATTATAACCTATTAGGTGCAAATTGTCAAGGTTTTTTATCGGCGCGACTGTCCATATTTTCATTTTGATCCTTTGCGGGGGTAGGCCATGTCAGACAAGTTTGGCTTCAAAATAGGCATAGAGGGCGAGCGCGAGTTCAAGCAGGCGCTGACCGAGATCAACAGCGCCTTCAAGGTCCTCGGCTCCGAGATGCGCCTCGCCTCTTCCGAGTTCGACAAGAACGACAGGTCCGTCCAGGCCCTCGCGGCCCGCAACGCGGTCCTGGGCAAGGAGATCGACGCGCAGAAGGGCAAGATAGAGACGCTGAAATCCGCGCTCGACAACGCGGCCGCGTCCTTCGGCGAGGGCGACAGGCGGACGCAGGAATGGCAGAGGCAGCTGAACAACGCCCAGGCCGCGCTCAACGGCATGGAGCGGGAGCTGGAGAAGAACGAAGGCGCCATGAAGTCCCACTCCGAGAGGTACGACGACCTCGGGCGCGTGATCGACGAGACGGCGCGGGAGTACGCCAAGGCGCGGGAGGAGTACGGCAAGAACAGCGCCGAGGCCAAGGAGCTCGAGGCCAGGCTCAGGGAGCTGGGCGCCGAGCACCGCGAGGCCGGCAAGGCGGCGGACGCCGAGGACAAGGCGGTCGCCGACGTGACGAAGTCCCTGGGCCTGTATTCCCGCGACGCGGGCGCTGCCGCGAAGGAGACCTCCGCCTTCGGCGACACGCTCAAGGCCGTGCTGACGGCCGACGCGATAAAGGCCGGGTTCAAGGCGCTGGCCGACATGGCCAAGGCGGTGGGCGAGGCCGTCAAGGGCTTCGTGTCCGAGGGCATGGGGATGGCGACGGCCGCCGCCGAGAGCCAGACATTGCTCACCCAGGTCATGCGGAACACGATGGACGCGAGCGACGGCGAGGTGCAGAGCCTGCTGAGGCTCGCCTCGGCGCAGGAGAAGGTCGGCGTCGTGAGCAAGACGGCGCAGACGACGGCGCTGGCCGAGCTGGCCTCGTTCGTCGGGCGCAAGGAAGCGCTCGAGGACATGCTGCCGGTCATGAACGACTACATCGCCTACCAGTACGGCGCCACGGCGTCCTCCGAGCAGGCGCGGAACGTGGCGACGGCGCTGGGCAAGGCGATAAACGGCAGCATAGACGGCCTCGCGAAGCAGGGCTTCACGCTGACCGACACCGAGAAGAAGTGGTTCAAGACGGCCACCGAGGCCGAGCGCGTCGCCTTCGTCATGGACATGGTCGGCGAGAGCATGGGGGGCGTGAACGAGGCCCTGGCGCAGACCGACGCGGGCAAGATGGCCGCGCTCAACAACGTCGTCGACAACACCAAGACAGCGGTCGGGCAGCTGGCGAACGAGACGAAGGCTCAGATACTGGGGGAAATGCTGCCGTCGATCTCCTCCCTGTCCGAGGCTTTCCTCGGCGTCCTGCACGGCGACGGCTCGGTGGAGCAGCTGGCGGGCGCGTTCACCGGCGTATTTCAGCAGGTTTCCGACAGCATCGGCGAGTCCCTGCCGCAGCTCGCGGACATGGCCGGGCAGCTCATCTCCGCCCTGGCGGCCGGCCTGGCCGACAACGTCGGCATCCTCGTCGACGCGGGGCTGGGCATCGTAAACGCGCTGGTGGCGGCGATCCTCCCGCTCATACCCGTGATCGTCGACGCTGGCATGAAGTTGCTGATGGGCCTGCTGCAGGGCCTGGTCCAGAACCTCCCGGCCATAGCCGGAGCCGCCGCGCAGATGGTTTCCTCTTTGGCAAAGGCGCTGTCGTCCGCATTGCCCCAGCTCGTGCCTGCGGCGATGGAGGCAGTCAGGACGGTCATAAAGACGCTGATCTCGATGCTTCCGGAGCTTGTCGCGGCGGGCGGGGAGATAATGGCGGGCCTGGCCAGGGGGCTCGGCGACGCGGTCCCACTCGTCAAGCCGGTCACTGCCGCCATCGCGGGCATCGCGGGCGCCTTGGACGCGATGGTCCCATACATCCTTGCCGCGACGGCTGGGTTTGCCGCATTCAAGGCTGTCTTAGGGATACAGGCGCTCCTCGCTGGAATCTCCGCCGCAATCGCGGGGGTGTCCGCCGCGATTGCGGGCGAGACGCTCGCGACCAACGCAAGCACCGTCAGCAAGACCGCGAACGCCATCGCGACAAACGTGATAAACGCGGCGAAAGCCGTCGCCGTCCCGCTGTACGCATTGTTCACGGGTGCCACGATTGCGGAAACCGCCGCCCAGTGGGGCCTCAACGCCGCCATGCTGGCCAACCCCATCGGCCTGATCATCGCCGGGGTCGTCGCCCTAATCGCGGTGGTCGCCGTGCTGGTGGGCTGGTTCAACCGCACGACCGACGAGCAGAAGGCCCTGAACGAAAGCACGGAGAAGCTCGCGGAGGAGAACGACAGGCTCGTCGAGTCGATGGGCGCGTCCAGGCAGGCGTACGCCGACAGGCAGAGCGACATGGCAGCGGAGGCCGGCGCCGCCACGAGGCTCGCGTCGGAGATGGAGCGCCTGTCGAAGATCGAAAACAAGTCCGCCGAGGACAAGACGAAGCTGGCCGCGACATGCGACGCGCTCAACAAGGCGATGGGCGGGACAGTCGTCACCTACGACGCGGAGTCCGACTCCCTGAGCCGCAACGTCGACGAGATATACGCCCGCATAGGCGCCATGAAGGCGGAGGCCGAGGCGCAGGCCGCCAGGGAGCGCATGGTGGAGATCGCCAAGGAGCAGATGCTGGTCGAGGAAGGGCTCGCCAAAATCGGCAGGCAGCGCGAGGAGCTGAACCAGGCGCTGATCGACGGCGTCTACAAAAAGGGCGAGGAAGACAAGAAGTACACAAAGCTAGTGGGCGAGCTGAACGAAAGCGAGGCCGCCCTCCTTGCGCAGCAGGGGGAGCTGGAGGCGAGCTTCGGCTTCGTCTCCCAGGCCGCCGCCGACGCCGCCTCGGCGCACGAGGAAGCCAACGCGAAGATCGTCGAAAGCATCGACGAGGCATCGGCGAAGCAGAAGGAGGCGAACGACCTCCAGGAGGAGCTGACCAGGCAGAAGGCCGAGCGGGAGCGGGAAGCCACCCAGGCGATGGTCGAGGCGGCCAACGAGCAGGGCATGGCACTGGACGACTACAAGGTGCAGCTTAAACAGACGCAAAAGGCACAGGAGGAATACGCGAAGTCCGTCGAGAAGACGACCGACAGCGTAGTAAACTCCTTCGACAAGGCGAAGACGGACACCGGCAAGAGCCTCAAGCAGATGATCAGCAACACGAAGGAGAACGCGAAGAGCTACTCGGAATATACCGCCCTCATGGCCGAGCTTTCTGGCTCCATGTCCGCCGAGACGCGGGAGGCGTTTGAAAAGATGGGCGTCTCCGGGCTAAAGTCGCTGCGGGAGCTGAAAAAGGGCGGCACCGAGGCCATGGGCCAGATGAACTCGGTCATGGCCGAGGCTTCGGCGGCGGGCGTCGCCGAGGTGAACCGCCAGTACGGCGGCATCGACATGGCCACCCCCGCCAGCGGGGCCGTCTCCGCCGCCGGCCAGGCAGTGTCCCAGAACAAGGCCGTCGAAACAGCCGCCGCCAAACAGGTGCAGGGCGCGAAGGCCGCCGCGATGGAGGCGGTCGCCTCCGGCGGCTTTGACGCCGTAGGCAAGGCCATCGTGGACGGCGTGTCCTCCGGCATCCAGGCGCGGGAGGCGGCGTTCCGCGCCCAGGTCAACGCGTTCTTCAAGCGGGTAGTGACCAGCGCAAAAGCCGTGCTGGTCATCGAGTCCCCGTCCAAGGTCTTCGAAAACGAGATAGGCGCCCAAATCCCCGCCGGGCTGGCCAGCGGCATAGCGAAGGGGACGCCCAAGGCCGCCGCTGCGGCCGAGAAGATGGCAAGGGACACGTTCAGCAAGGCGAAGACGTGGATAGAGGGGTACCGCCTGGAGAGCGGCTACCTCGCCTCGGAGGAGCTCGCGATGTGGGAGTCCCTTTCGAAGAAGTACGCCGCGAACACCAAGCAGCGCGTGGACGCCGACAAGGAGGCCGCGAAGGTCAGGGAGCAGATCGCCAAGGACGCCGAGAGGGCCGCGAAGGAAGCCGAGAAGGCCGAGCAGGAGCGCTACGCCAGCGAGAAGAAGGCGATAGAGTCATACAGGCAGGAAAGCGAATACTCCGCCGCCAAGGAGCTCGAGATGTGGGAGGCGCTGTCCGCCAAGTACGCGGGCAACGCGGACCGGCGGCTGGAGATAGACAAGAAGATGGCCAGCCTCCGGGCGCAAATCTACAAGGAGATATACGCGGGCGAGAAGCAGGCCATAGAGGAATACCGGCTTGAAAGCGAGCATTCCGCCGCCAGGGAGCTCGAAATGTGGGCGGCCCTCTCCATTAAGTATGCCGACGACAGGGCGCGGCGCCTGGAGATCGACAAGAAGATGGCCAGCCTCAAGGCGCAGATCGACCAGGACAGCTTCAACGAGGCCAAGAAGCAGATAGACGAGCGGAAGCAGTACGGCGACATGGCCCTCGGCGAGGAGGTCGCGGCCTGGGAGAGGGTGCAGAGGCGGTACCTCAAGGGCTCCAAGGAGCGCGAGGCGGCGGACAAGCAGCTCTTCGAGGCGAAGAAGCGGCTGCTCGCCGAGCAGGAGAGGCTTCAGAAGAAGATCGAGGACGCCGAGGCGGGCTACGCGAAGGCCGTCGAGGGCAGGGCGCAGGCCATATTCAGCGCCTTCGGCCTGTTCGGCGAGGTCAGGCGCAAGGACGTGTCCCGCGACGCGCTCATGTGGAACCTGGAGGACCAGGTCGACGAGATGCGGTCCTGGGCGGACAACATGGGTGAGCTGGCGAGGCGCGGCATCGGCGAGGGCCTGATCGCGGAGCTGGAGAAGATGGGCCCGGCGGCCAACTCGGAGATATCCGCCCTCGTCGACATGACGGACGAGGAACTCAAAAGGTATTCGTCCCTGTGGCAGGAGAAGCAGGAGCTGGCGCGGAAGCAGGCTGTGCGCGAGCTGCGGGGGCTGCGGGAGGAGACGAACGCCGAGGTCAGGGCGCTGGCCTCCGAGATGGCGGCGCTCTTCGCGGGCTCCGGCTCGGCGGCCGGGGAAAACCTCGTCCAGAACGCCCTGGACGCCCTGGGCAGGGAATCCCATGCGCTCCTGGCCAAGGCCAGGGGGCTCGGCGCGGAGATGGTCGACAGCATCGCCGAGGGCGCGGGCGAGAACGGCAGCCTGGGCGCCGCAGCCGAAGAACTCGTCCAGATCGCGCGGGGCGCGGCGGCCAGCGCAATCGAGGCCGCAAAGTTTGCCGATTTGGGCAAAAACATGGTGGAAAGCGTGTTTTTAGGCATTGTTTCTCGTGAAACATGGTTCCGGGCGCAGATAACGGCGTTTTTCCAGGGCATAGTGTCGGCAGCTAAGAAGTCCCTCGGCATCCAGTCGCCGTCGAAGGTGTTCGCGGGCATCGGCGAGAGCATGGCCCAGGGCATCGGCGCGGGCTTCGGCGCCGCAATGGGCCGCGTGGCCCGCGACATGCAGGCGGCCGTCCCCCGCAGCTTCGACGCCGGGGCCGAGGCCCGCGCCGGCGCGCACGGCGGCCCGGGGCAGGCCCCCGGCGGCCAGGTGGTCAACCAGGCGATAAGCATAACCGCGCCCAGGGCGCTCAGCGAGCGGGAGCTGGCCCGCGAGTTCAGGAACATGTCGAGGAAACTGGCGATGGAGGTCGGATGAGTGGAGGTCAAGTACACGAACGACGGCGGCGCGGGCATGGCGCTGGGGCAGCGGAAGCCCTACTTCCTCCAGCGCGTCGACGGGGCCGGGGGCATCCGGCAGGCCGTCAGCACGTTCCACGGTCCGGGGCAGGACGGCGCCTTCTTCATATCCGGCTCCGCCGAGATGCGGAACGTCACGCTGGAGGGCGCGGTGCTGGGCGACTCCCCAGGGCACGCCGCCGCGCTCCAGAGGCGGCTGCTCCGCCTGTTCACGCCGAAGGCCCGGGGCATGCTGGAAATTCGCGGCCTCCGCATCCCGTGCGTCGTCGAGGAGGTGTCCTTCGCGGCCGGCGCCGCGTCCCGGGCGCCGACGTTCTTCGTAAGCCTGCTCTGCCCGTCGCCGTTCTTCGAGGCCCTGGGCGAATCCCGGGCGGAGCTGGCCCTGTGGGAGGGGAATTTCAGCTTCCCCTTGGAAATACCCGAGGGCATCGGCATTGAGCTGGGCATCCGGCAGCCGAGCCAGATCATAGCCGTGGACAACCCCGGGGACGTGCCCTGCGGCTGCACCGTCGCCTTCTCGGCCCTCGGGTCGCTCCTGAACCCGGAGCTGATGAAGGTGGAGACCCGCGAGGCCATCCGGCTCAACAAGGAGATGTCCGCAGGCGAGACGTTCAGGGTCCACACCCATTTCGCGGGTAAGCGGGTGACGCTCACCAAGGGCGGCGAGACGTCCGACGCGTTCACGTACATGGACGCGGACTCGACGCTCTTCCAGCTCGCGCCCGGCCTGAACACCCTGCGCTACAACGCCGACGAGAGCCTGGACCAACTGGAGGTGACGGTATGGTACCGTCCCCTGTACCTGGGGGCATGAGCATGGAGCTGCGCGCATACGACGCCAGCCGCAGCCCGATGGGCATAGTCGAGTCATACGAGTACCTCCGCTGGACGCGGCGGTACTCGCAATGCGGCGACTTCGAGGCGAAGGCCATAGCCAGCCCGGCCAACGCCGCCCTGCTCCGGGTGGGGCACATCCTCTGGAAGACAGACGACGAGGAGGCGGCGTTCGTCGAGCACGTCGAGCGGGCGGCCGAGGGGCAGGAGCACATCTACGCCCGGGGCCGCTTCGCCACCTCCGCCCTCGGCCGACGCATCGTCTGGGGCGACGAGGGCCTGGACGGGGACGCCTCGGAGATCGCGGGCCAGCTCATAGCCCGGCACATGCTGGCCCCCGCCGACCCCGACCGGAAGATAGAGGGCTTCGCCTACGGCTCGCCGCCGCTCGGCTACGCGACGGAGGTGCAGGTCTCGTACGGGAACCTGCTGGCCGTTGTCGAGGGCCTCTGCGCGGAGGCGGGCGCGGGCATCAAGACGGCATGGGACAAGGCCGCCAGGTCGTTCACCGTCTCGCTGTACCGGGGGGCGGAGTCCCAGGCGGCCTTCTCCAGGGAATACGAGAACATCGTCGCGCAGAGATACGTCGAGGGCGAGCTCGACCATGTGAGCGCGGCCCTGGTCGGCGGCGACGGGGAGGGCGCCAGGCGCTTCCTCGTCGCAGTCGGCGGCGGCTCCGGCATCGGGCGCAGGGAGGCGTTCGTGGACGGGAAGGGCGTGAGCAGGGAGGGCGCCAAGGGCAGCTACGCCGCCGCCCTGGCGTCGCTCGGCCTGCAGCACCTGGCCGAGCGGGCGAAGGCGCGGGCCTTCGACGCGGAGATCAACCCGCACGGGAACCTGGAATACAGGCGCGACTACGACCTGGGGCAGGTCGTCCGCGTGTCCGCCCCCGAGTGGGGCGTGGGCATGGAGGCGAGGATAGCGGAGGTCGAGGAGACGTACGACCGCGACGGGCGGAGCCTCCGGATCACGTTCGGGCGCGGCCCCTTGACGCTCGGGCAGAAACTTAGGGAGGGCGGATAAATGGAGAGCGGATTCTTCAACTCGAAGAACGGGGACAGGGTTTACAAGGCGGAGGACTTCGCGCGGTACTTCGCGTCGTTCGTCGGCAACGGCGTCTTCCCGAACCCTTCCACCAATTTGCAGGTGGCGGAGGGCCAGGGCATGAAGGTCGCCGTCAGGCCGGGCAGGGCGTGGATAAACGGGTACTTCTTCGACAGCCAACACGACTACAGCATCGCATTGGACACCGCCGACGGCGTCTTCCCCCGGATAGACCGCGTCGTCGTGCGATGGAGCCTCGCGGAGCGGGAGATAGCGCTGGCCGCCAAGAAGGGCGCGCTGTCCTCGTCCCCCGCCCCCCCGGGCCTGCAGCGCGACGGCGACGTCTACGAGCTCGCCCTGGCCGACGTCGCGGTGCCGGGGGGCGCCGCCTCGATCACGCAGGCCGACATAGCGGACAAGCGCCTGGACAGCGGCCTGTGCGGCCTCGTCGCTGGCACGGTCGGGGAGCTGGAGACCTCGGCCTACTACGCGCAGCTCCAGGGGCTGTTTGAGCTGTGCCGAAGCAAGAGCGCGGGCGCGTACGACGATTTCGTGGTTTTCATGGGCAACCTCAGGACGTTGGGCGGAAACGACTACGCCACGTTCGGGCAGTGGCTGGCGGTTTTCCAAAACAACGCGAGCGCGGAGGTCAAGGCGTGGTTTCAAGGCATGAAAGACGCCCTCGACGAAAACGCCGCCACCAACCTCTACCTGCAGATCGCGGCGCTGGGCGAGCGCGTGGAGCGGCTTGAGCTGACGCTGTTCGCGGGCGGGATCACGAGCAACCCCTACGCGATATCCTTTGACGCCCTGGACGGGGTGAGCGCTTTCGGCGTTTGGAACCAAGCGCTGGGATGCCTGGAATGCTAAAGGGAGAAGGAGGGAACCGATATGCCGAGAGCGCTGTCGGCCCTGGCCGTCGGGGACAAGGTGAAAGACCCGGGGTCGAAAATATTCGGCAAGCCGATCATCTGGAAAATCGCGGACAAAAACCACGCTGGCTACCCAGCCAACTCCGTCACCCTGATCGCCGAGCGGATGCTCATCATATGCGCGTTTGACGCGAAAGAGCCAAGCAGCGCGGACCCATATCGCCGGACCGACGGCAACAACCGCTATTCGCTGTCGAACGTGAGGCAGTGGCTCAACTCGGACGCGCCCGTAGGCGCATGGTACGCGGCGCAGCATGGCGCGGACGAGCCGCCGTCGCAAGGGAACGTGGAAGGCGGGTGGAACGCGTACGACGCGAGGGCGGGCTTCCTGAACGGCTTCTCGGAGGACTTCAAGGCGTCGCTGCTCCCGACCGCGCTGACCGTCATCCGAAACACCGCAGCGGACGGCGGCGGGAGCGAGACGGTGACGGACAAGCTGTTCCTGGCCTCGAGGACGGAAGTCGGGCTCGGCGACGAAAGCGCCATCGCCGAGGGCGCGCAGCTCGCCATGTTCTCAGACAACGCAAGCCGCCTGGCGCTCGCGACGCAGGAGGCGGTCGACAACGACAACGCGAAGAGCGGGGAAGGCGTGGGGAACACCATGACGGCCTGGCATTGGTGGCTGCGCACCCCGCTCGGCACCGTGTCGCCGTCCGTGAGGCGGGTCAGCCGGTTCGGGGCGCCGGACCAAAACAACGCCTTCGGCTACACGAACGGAGTGCGCCCGCTGTGCAACCTCCCCTCCTATGCCCAGGTTTCCGACGCGGCCGACGGGGACGGCTGCTATGAGCTCATTTTGAACATGCCGCCGGCCATTTCCGGCGCGGACGGGGACCTGGGCGTCAAAAGCGGGCCGTTTTCCTATGGCTACGCCGTGACGGACAGGGAAGGGGACGCGGTGACCGTCGTCGAGGCGGTGGACGGCGCGGCGATCCGCGAATATTCCCCCGCGCTCGGACAAGGCCAAAACGCGGAAGTCGCCGGGGAGCCGTGGATTGCGCTCGAGAACGGGGGCCACGCGCTGACCATCACGGCCTCGGACGCATTCAGCTCCTCGACGCGCACGATGGGCTTCGAAAAAAGCGTTTCCTCGTGCGGCTTCGCCTTGGGAGAGGGGAAAATAATTCAATTCGCAAGCAAGCCGACGAGGATGACCGTCGGCGTCGCCCGTGAAGCGGCGGCAGGCTCGGCAATGCTCGTCGAGGTTTGCAACAACGCCAACGACGAAGCGCCGACATGGGAGGACGCGACCGCGACGGCCGTCGCGGGGCTCGCGCACGTGTTCGCGAACGAGGCAAAGACCTCGCTCCACTGGGGGGTCGGCCTCCGCGTGACGCTCAGCAGGAACAGCGCCCAGGGGGCTTGCCGCATATTCGGCGTCGAGGGGCATGCGGAGTAGGCGGGGAAACAGCGGCCAGCGCCTTTTCGCGCGATGGGAAAAGAGAACAAAAAGGAGCGGTTTAAATTGAGCACAGGGTGGCTTTGGGCCCAGGCGTCGCTCGCGGCGCTGGGCGGATTCATAGGGTGGTACCTGGGCGGCGTCGACAGCTTCCTCTACGCGCTCGCCGCCTTCGTGGCGGCGGACTACCTGACCGGCGTCGTCGCCGCGATGCACGGCCGGGGCCTGTCCAGCGGCATAGGCGCCAGGGGCATATTGCGCAAGGCCGCGATATTCATGCTGGTCGGGGTCGCCCACATCGTGGACGCCCACGTCATAGGCCGCGTCGGGGTCCTCCGCACGATGATCATCTTCTTCTACCTCTCCAACGAGGGCATCTCCATCCTCGAGAACGCGGCGAGCATCGGCCTCCCCGTCCCGTTGAGGCTCAAGGACGCGCTCGGGAAGCTGTACGAGGAGAAGGAAGGCGAGAAGGGGCGGGAGCAGGCCGCCCCGGACGAAGGCTGGGCGCTGGCCCAGCAGCACGAGGACATGTCGGGGGGCGACGAAGATGAACTTGCGGACTAGGCTCATGACGCGCAACGACTGCTACGCGGCGAACCGCAAGATAGCCCCGTCGGGCATAATGGTCCACTCCACCGCGACGCCCGGGGTCATGGCGGCGGAGTGGTTCGCCCGGTGGAACAAATCTTACAGGGCCGGGGAGATAGGCCGGCAGGTGTGCGTCCACGCGTTCGTCGACGACCGGGAGGCGTGGCAGTACCTCCCGTGGGACCACAGGGGCTGGCATTCCGGGGGCGGCGCCAACAACACGCACATCGGGATCGAGATATGCGAGCCCGGGGGCTTCAAGTACGGCGCGGGCTCCGCGATGGTCGGCTACGACGCGGGGAAGCAGGAGCCGTACTTCCGGGCGGCCTGGGGCAACGCGGTGGAACTGTGCGCCATGCTCTGCGGCATGTTCAACTTGCGCTGGTCCGACGTGATCGACCACGCCGAGGGCCACGGGATGGGCCTGGCCACTAGCAGCGGCGACGTGGGGCACTGGTTCCCGAGGCACGGGGAGAGCATGTCGACGTTCCGCGCCGCCGTGAAGGGGGCGCTGGCAGCCGCGCCCCCGGCGGGGCAGCCGCCGAGGCCGACGCTCAGGCTCGGCGACAGGGGCCCTCACGTGTCGCACATGCAGGTGCGCCTCGGGATCCACGGCTTCAGCGTAGGGGTGGACGGGATGTTCGGCCCCATGAGCGAGGTGGGCCTCAGGCGGTTCCAGGAGGCGCGGGGCCTCGCCGCCGACGGCGTTTGCGGCCCCCTTACGTGGGCGGCGCTGGAAAAGGACAGGCAAGCGGAGGAGGACGAGCCAATGACGCAGGAAAAGTTCAACGCGATGTTCGGCGAGGCGATGGCGGCCTACGCCAGGGACCTCGCGGCGCAGCCCCCCAGCGGCTGGGCGAAGGCCAACTGGGAGAGGGCTTGCGCCGACGGCGTGTTCGACGGCACGGCCCCGAGGGCGCCGCTCACGAGGGAGCAGGCGGCCACGGTGCTGCTGCGCAGGAAATGACGAGAAAAGCCCCCCGCCCTTATTTGGGCGGGGGGCTTTTGCCGCGCCTTTGAGCTAACGCCCCCTTTGCGTTTTTAGTTTGGCTACAAGCCAAATATCCTGGCAATTTCCTCATATTCGTCTTTGATGACAGCTATCCATTTTTGGGTCTCATTCGGCGAGGAGATTTCATTCTTTGAGTAAACAAGCAGTATCTTGACTGCGCGGGTATCCTCGTCGATAAGTAAAATGCACCTATTCCCCGACGCTTTCGGCGACATGCGGGTGCCCTCGACGGCGAAATCCAGCTTAACCAGCTTGTAGCGGCCAAGGGATGATATAAGGTCGGCGCGGCTATATCGCAGCATGTTGTCTATGCGTTCGCAGACGGCAATAATTGTCCGCTCGGTAGCGAGCCATTTGTCTTTGTATTCTTTTTGAAACTTTTTTACATAATGCCTTCTTGAGAAGGGTTCAAACTGGACGCTATAATTGAATTGCCCCATATACACGTTCAGGTTCCTCTTGGGTAATCAGCCCGTAAGGAATCGCTTCGCCCTCCCTGCAAATTTGCCAAGGCAGCTGCTCATGCGTAAAATGCACAACGTCATCGGTAGATTTGCCGCTCCACGCCTTGCCGATCTTTTCTATCAGGTCCAGCTCCCCGGCCGACAGCCTGCTGGCGGGGGCCTCTTTCTCCACGAGGGAGAACATTGTCGCCTTGCCTTTTGCTTCGCGGATTATCGCCCCGTCTTCTTCCATCTCATCCAAAGCGCGGAAGTACACATCCGCAACCGGCCCACGGGGCAGCTTGCGGTACGTCATGCCGGACATCGGCGACGAGTTTTGGTAGTACCAAATGAAGTCCGCCAAGTATACTAATTTCGCAAGCTTTGTTTTAGTGACCTTGCCGTCTTCATCGGCCCCAAATTTGAGGGCGTTTAGGATTATCTGCTTATATTTTTCGGTTGACGCAAGGACGTCTGAGAACACCGACGCTTCGTCGGCCGCGCCCAGCATGTCGCCCACGGCTATCCGCAGCATGGACGACAGGGCTTCGGCCTGCCGGATTGTAAGCTCCGTTCTGCCTGCCTCCATGCCTATGTAGGTAGGGCGGCTAACGCCTATGGCGTCGGCCACCTGCCCCTGAGTATACCCGCGCGCCAAGCGCGCCTGCTTGATATTATTTGGGAAGCTCCTAACCATGGCTCTGCTCCTTTCTTTTTTCTATATCTATTATACTACATTTACATCGCAAAATAAACACCGAATGTCAAAATATTTTACACTGCTGGTTGACAATTTTTACATCAGCTATAATTCGCCTGGCAAGGGCAATAAAGCAACCGAGTCCGCGCCTAGCTTGGCAGGATGGCAGCGGCTATAAAAAAGGGAAATACGGGAAACAATAGCACCTAAGCGATTTGCCCGCTGCCCTGGGGCGGCCAAGTATCCGGGGCTAGGCAACGCCGAGTGTGTTTATGTCGCGGGCATCGGCAACTAAAGCTATCCCAGGGGATAAGCGGCAAATCGCGCACATCCAAATTCACGGGGGCGCAGGCCATGAAGCTTGACTACGACTTGATGCGCGAGGCGCTCTTGATACTTGAGCGGGACTTGACAATATCCGACGACCTCGCCCACAACGGGGTGTCGCTGTTCCAGCTGTGCAAGAAGCCGGGCATGGCCGGCTGCAATATGGCCGACGTCTACTACGCCCTGCACAACCTGCAGCAGGCCGGGCTGATCGAGGCCGCCGGGCGCAGCGCGGACGACAGGGTCGATTCCTACCTCGTTTTCGACATAACATACGAAGGCCACGAGTTTCTCGCGTCGATCCGCCCGAAGGGGGCGTGGGAAAGGGTAAAGGCCATATTGGCCAAAGTCGGCACGATGTCGATCCCGCTGATCGCCCAGGCCGCCTCCAAGGTCATTTCGGGCTACATCGGAAGGGAAGCGTGAAACGCCCTAACATGCGCAGCCCGTACAGCATGACCATCGACAGCGCGCGTTCCGCCGGCCTCAGGCCATGCTCAAAATGCTGGCAAGCGCCAGCCAGCGCCGTTTCCCAAGCCGCCTGCGTCCGCAGGCGGCTTTTTTGCTGCGGGGAGGTTTATTTTTGTGCAAATGCGGTTATAAATAATTTATCAAACAGATGGGGGAATGTACAATGCGTGTTGCAGAAACCGTCATTATCTTACACCGACAAATAGCTCTTAATCAACGATTACACAAAAAAGGGATTATACCTTACACTGTCTATTCAAAGGTTAACGATGAATTGCAACGACGATTGCAACATACCACAAAATATGATATACTTGTATAACACAACATGAAAAGGAGGCAGTTACATGACTTCAAAGTTGCTGAATATCAAAAATGCTTTAAATGCGGGTATTTCTATTTTTGATATGAAGCTGTCTGTGACATTCTACGCACGTGTTTCCACCGACAAGGACGAGCAGCTGAATTCCTTGGATAACCAGGTTTGTTATTTTAAAAGCTTTATCGAAGGCAACCCAAATTGGGTCTATGTTGATGGCTACATAGACGAGGGCATCAGCGGAAAATCAGCGGAGAATCGCGCCAGCTTTATGCGCATGATCCGGAATGCGCAAGATGGGATGTTCGACCTGATTATCACGAAGGAAATTAGCCGCTTTTCCAGGAATACGCTTGATAGCATAAAATACACACAGCAGCTCCTGGATTGTGGCGTTGGCGTATACTTTCAATCGGATAACATTAACACACTCATGCCAGACAGCGACCTGCGCCTAACGATAATGGCGAGTATTGCACAGGAAGAAGTACGCAAGCTTTCTGAACGTTTACGTTTTGGATATAAACGTGCAATCGAAAAAGGCCGAGTCTTAGGCCAAGACAATCTTATAGGCTATGATAAGAAAGATTGTGTTTTAACCATCAATGAAGATGAAGCCGCCATTGTCCGTCGCATTTTTGAAATATACATTGAAGGAAAGCTCGGTATACGCGCAATTGCCAGGCAACTCGAAAAAGAAGGTATAGTCGGGCCAGAAAGTGGCGAAATGCTTTCATATGGCACCATGAAAGGCATAATAACAAACCCTAAGTATAAGGGCTATTATTGTTCCAGAAAGACGGTTTCAATCGACTTTCGTAATAACAAGCCAATCCATCAAGACCCGAGCCAATGGATTATCTACAAGGATGATACGATTCCGCCGATTGTATCAGAGGAAGTTTGGGACTTGGCGAATGCGCTTTATAGAGAACGCGGCGAAAACGCAAAGGCGCATAGCCAAGCAAGCCAAAATAGGTATCCATTCAGTGGAAAGCTTGTTTGCGCAGAACATGGCACCTGCTACCATAGACACGTATATTCGAGCAAAAAGAACGGCGACCAGGAAGTGTGGAATTGTAAGATGTATCGACTAAAGGGCAGGAAAGACGGCTGTGAAAGTCCTACGGTTTACACACACGAGCTACAGGCTATCTTAAATAACGTTTACAAAACGCTCTACGAAAACAAAGATGCCGTAATTGAGGGCTTGCTCGATCTTTATAGCGGTGTAGGTGAAACAAACTACCTAAAGGACATGGAAAAGACACAAAAAGAGCTTTCCCAACTTGAACGGAAAAAAGAGAAGCTGTGGGAGTTGCTGCTTGAGGGCTTTGTTTCAAAAAAAGACTTTCAAGTACAAAATGACAAACTGCTTGTACAAATCGAACCCCTGCAGAAAAGAATTGCAGAAGCGCAAAAAGCCATTGATGCTGAAAAACTTAAAGAACAGCGCCTGATTATTCTTCGGAAAGAGCTTGAACTGGAGTATGAAAACACCGAAGATTCGCCCTTTGGTCAGAACAATGCATTCCTTGACAAGATAATCGTGCATAAAATCGATGGAGACAAGCGACATGTTAGGCTAGAAATATTTTTAACAATTGGACGCAAATATACGGCAGAAATCGATAGAAACGCGGAAAATGCGCCATTCATTTCGCTATATGAGATAGGTATCTGGCATAGCGAAATGATTTCAATTTTTACCCGCTGGAAGGATGCGTATAAAGGCAGTTTCTTCTTTACATACGAAACCTCGGTGGTTATATCTTAATAGCTTGGTCGAGGTTTAAAACACCGAAATAATGTCTAAAATCGATAGTAGCGGGCTACATGCAAAAGACGCAGCGAAAACCCTATACCTATAATATAAGGAGATAGAGATATGGCAGACACCCCGATGGCGATCCGGGCGAGCGACGAGACGAAGGCGCTGTTCGCCGACCTGGCCGAGCGCGGCAATTTCGAGAACAAGGGCGAGTTCCTGGGCCGCCTGCTGGCCATGTACCAGGCGGAGCAGGTCAAGGGCGGCGCCCCGCTGCTGAGGCCCGCCATAGAGGCGGTCGAGGAGCTGACGCGGAGGCTGTTCGACGTGCTCAACGGCGCGGGCGCGGCCGTCGAGACGAGGGCCGAGCAGCACGCCCGGGAGCTTGCGGAGCAGAAGGCGTCGTCCGAGGAGACGCGGGCGCTGCTCCAGCGGCGCATAGCCGCCCTGGAGCGGGAGCGCGACGAGGGCCGGCTGCGCGGCGAGGCCGCCGACGGCCTGGCGGGCGAGGTCGAGCGGCTGCGGCGGGAAAACGGCGAGCTGCGGCTGGAGGCGCGGCGGCAGGCGGAGGCGGCGCAGCTCCAGAAGGACAGGGAGCTGCTCGAGCTGAGGCAGCGGCTCCAGGCGAGGGCCGAGGAGCAGCAGGAGAGGTATGCCACCCTGGTGGCCGAGTACGAGGGCAGGGTCAGGGGCCTGCTGTCGCCGGAGCCGGGGCAGAGGAAGCCCCCGGCGAGGAAGGGCGCGGCGAGGCAGGCGCAGGAGGCCCCGCCGCAGGAGGCGCCAGCAGACGCGCAGGCCCAGGAGTAAGCGACGAGCCCCCCGCCGGACGTCCGGCGGGGGGCTCGTATGTACGGCTCATTCGCTTGTCAGCCACTCGTCGTGCTCCTCGTCATAGAAAATCTCGATGTCCCCGTATATGACCGTGGTCGAGGGGTTGCTGCTTATCATTTTCTTGATGTTGGAGATGTTCGGGCGCTTGACCGGGCAGCCGATCTCGGTGCCGTCCCATTCGCCGTCTTTGTCCATCCACCAGATCGACGAATCCTCGTCCTCCCACGTGCCGTCCTTGCCTTTGCTGCTAAGCCCGTCCATGAGCGCCCACTTCATCCACTCGCGCAGCTCTTTTTTGTTGGCAATTATTTCGAATATCAGGTTGCAGCCGTATTTGGTCTCTTTTTCGATGGTTTTCATTTTATAGCCCTCCGTTTACTTTTTGTTTTCTGTGCTTCATGTTTACATTATATCATGGTGCCAGTACATTTGCAACGCAAAGAATTTCCCATCCCATGATTCTATTGCCACTTGAACCGGTACTGATGCCATGATATAATGGTTCACGACGGGAGGTGGCGACATGCCGACGGCCAGGACGAGGGCGAGCACGAAGTACAACGCGAAGGCGTACGACCGGTTCCACATCACCGTGCCCAAGGGCCAGCGGGACGAGATCGAGGGCGCCGCGCGGGAGGCGGGGATGAGCAGGAACGCGTTCGTCGTTTCCGCGATCATGGACAAGATGGGCCGGGGCGCGGAAGCGCCGCAGGGCGGGCAGCGCCCTTGACAGTTGCGCGGCGGGCGCTTTTCTGGTAAAATGAAAGGGGGCAGGGCGTAAGGTCCCCGCTCCCCTTCTTGGCTCGGGTCCCCGGTGCTACTTGTCGGTTGGCCGGGGACCCTTTGCTTTTTTCACTTCTGGTCTTCGGCCTCGAGCCTCGCAATCAGCTCTTCGAGCGTCTTGCACCTGTAGGCCAGGAGGAGGATCCTTCTCCGCTCGGCCTCTTTCGCCTCGTCCCGCAAGACCTCCGCCGTGTTTGGCGTCTGCATGTCACCCCTTCTTTCATACCGGGGCGGAAGCCCCGTCCTTACAGCCATATTATATCATGGTGCCAGTATATATTCAACGCAAACATTTTACCAGCCCCCCGCCGACGTCGGCGGGGGGCTTTCTCGCCCATGAAAAATTTTCTGCCATACATGTCGATAATGCCCTCCCCGCCGAGGCACAATATGTGGTGCCTGGAGCGAAAACATGAGGGAGGCGGGGATGATTTCACAAGCATTGACAAAGACATGCGCAGGCATGGGCAGGATGGACTCGCGGCTGATGCGGATATACGAGGGCATAACGTTCCGCGACGCCGCAGACAGCGACATGAAGCGGGAGAACGCCAACATAGACTGCGACACCGCGATGGGGGCCATGCTCAAGTACGGCAGCGAGGGCGCCAAGCAGTTCAACGAGGCGTTCCTCATAAGGCCCGAGCACGCGGAGGCGCACCGCGACGGGGACATCCACATCCACGACCTGGACTTCTACGCGCTGACCACGACGTGCTGCCAGATTGACATCCTTAAGCTGTTCGAGGGCGGGTTCTCGACCGGTCACGGCGCCCTGCGCGAGCCCGGGCACATAGCGTCCTACGCCGCCCTCTGCTGCATCGCCATACAGTCCAACCAGAACGACCAGCATAGGAAAGCCTGTGCCTTCGCATAGAAATATGCGTCGAAAACTCCGTGAACCGATTATCTATCGGGTGTGGGGGCGCCATCTCGGTTTGTGCAGGAAATGGCACATCAACGCCCTTGCTAACAGGGAACCGAAAGGAATCCTGTGCAAAGCCTACGAAACAGCCAAATTTAACCGTTGGAGGTACCGCTTACGGTTCAAATCAATCAGCTGTACAGCTTGCGCCATGTAAGCCCTTGCTATTTTGTGAATGAGAGCTTGGACATCGTCAACTCGAGGACCGGCCATGTCAAGAGGCAGTCTACCGACTATCGAGGGTACAAATATGTAACCTTAAATGGCCTCGACAACAAGCAAATCAAGGTGTTTGTTCACAAAATAATAGCTCTTGCATTTATAAATAATGGTTATTATAAAGTTATCAACCATAAAAACGGGATAAAAAACGATAACAGGGTGTGCAACCTCGAATTCACGACCCACTCCGAAAATGAGAAACACGCATTTAGAATTGGGTTGGCGGTTCGGGACGAGATGGTGTTCAAGGTTGCCTTAAAGGACGGGGCTTCCGCTTCCGGCACAGCGAAAGAACTGGCCAAGCGCCTCGGGATACCCAGGGGCACCCTATACGATAACTATTATTTTGACAGGAAATCAAGGAAAATTGAAAGCATAGCTGTTTCGTAGGAATGTCAACAGACTATCGAAAGGTTACGCCGATTGCGTCGGCGGAGCAACCGAGTAGAGTAGGGGCGGGGATAGGTGCCGCCCCGAAGTGCGGAGGCCCTTAGCACATTGAGGTGAAGGGCATGATATAGTCGGGCAAGCGCGTTTGTGCGCTTGTTGGGAGGTCAAAGCGTCCACAACTTCGACTACGGCATGGCGCCCGGCGTGGCCAAGACCTACGCCCGCTGCTACCGCGCCAACGCCTTGAAGGCGCTCGAGCTGCTGGCCGGCATCGGGGAGCCGGAAGTGGGCTGGCCCGGGGGCGGGCCGACGCTGGCCGGGGACGCGGCGTACGACGAGGCGGAGCTCGCCGCCCTGTCGCGCCTGACCGGCAAGGCCGCCGACGTCCAGGCGTTCGCCCGCAGGCACGCCCGGGCTGAGACCGACCGCGCCACGTACAAGGCGATGGTGGCGCTCGTGCACAACCTAAACACGATGCACAGCCGGGCGGGCGCCCAGACGCCCTTCTCGTCCATCAACTACGGCATGGACACGTCCCCCGAGGGCAGGATGGCCATAAAAAATATTCTGCTTGCGACCGAGGCCGGGCTGGGGCGCGGGGAGACGCCCATCTTCCCCATACAGATATTCCGCGTCAAGGAAGGCGTCAACTACGGCCCGGGCGACCCGTCCCACGACCTGTTCAAGCTGGCCTGCCGCGTCAGCGCCAAGCGGCTCTTCCCGAACTTCTCCTTCCAGGACGCGCCGTTCAACGCCCAATACTACGACGGCACCCCGGGGACCGAGATATCGTACATGGGCTGCCGCACCAGGGTCATCGGCAACGCCCACGACCCCTCCCGGGAGGTGTCCGGCGGGCGCGGGAACCTGAGCTTCACGTCGGTCAACCTCCCGCGCCTGGCAATCCTCGCGGGCGGCGACGCGGGCGAGTTCTTCCGGCGGCTGGACAACGTGATGGATTTGGCGATAGGCCAGCTGGCCGAGCGGTTCGAGGTCCAGGCCCGGAGGAAGGCCAGGAACTTCCCCTTCCTGATGGGCCAGGGCGTCTGGCTGGGCAGCGAGGGGCTCGGCAGGGACGACGAGGTCGGGGGCGTCCTCAGGCACGGCACACTGTCGGTCGGCTTCATCGGGCTGGCCGAGGCGCTGGCGGCGCTCATGGGCGAGCACCACGGGCAGTCGGCGGGGGCGCAGGAGCTGGGGCTGCGGATCGTGTCGCGCATGCGCTCGCGCCTCGACGGGGAGAGCCTGCGGCGGCGGATGAACTATACCCTCATCGCCTCGCCCGCCGAGGGCCTGTCGGGCCGCTTCGTGGCGCTCGACGCCGCGCGCTTCGGCGTTATCCCGGGCGTCACGGACAAGAAATACTACACGAACAGCTTCCATGTGCCCGTCGGCCACAAGATAAGCGCATACGACAAGATACGCATCGAGGCCCCCTACCACGAGCTCACGAACGCGGGCCACATCACTTACGTCGAGATGGACGGCGACCCCAGCGGGAACCTCGAAGCCTTTGAGAGCGTCGTCAGGGCAATGAAGGAGGCGGGCGTCGGGTACGGCTCGGTGAACCACCCGGTGGACCGCGACCCCGCCTGCGGGCACACCGGCATAATCGGCGACCGCTGCCCCAGGTGCGGGCGGGCGGAGGGCGCCGGGGCGGGGTTCGAGAGGATACGGCGCATAACCGGGTACCTCGTGGGAACCCTCGACCGGTTCAACGACGCCAAGCTGTCGGAGGTGGGCGACCGTGCCAGGCACATTTGACGGCCCGCGCGTCCGCGTCGCGGGCACCGCGCAGGACTCCATAGTCGACGGCCCCGGCCTTCGGTTCGCGGTGTTCGCCCAGGGGTGCGTCCGCCGCTGCCCCGGGTGCCACAACCCGCAGACCCACCGGCTGGACGGCGGGGAGCTGCGGGGCGTGGACGGGCTCTGGGGCGAGCTGCGCGGCAACCCGCTGACGACGGGCCTCACGCTGTCGGGGGGCGAGCCGTTCCTGCAGGCCCGGCCGCTCGCGGAGCTGGCCCGCCGGGCCAAGGGCGCCGGCCTCGGCGTGTGGGCGTTCACGGGGTTCTACCTCTACCAGCTGCTGAGGGACGAGGACCACATGGAGCTGCTGAGATGCACGGACGTCCTGGTGGACGGGCCCTTCGTGCAGGGGAAGAAGACGCTCGGCCTCCCCTGGCGGGGGAGCTCGAACCAGCGGCTGGTGGACGTGCAGGCGTTCCTGTCGCGCAAGGCGGGCTACGTGATCGACGGCGAATAGGCAGCCCCCGCCAGCCTGTGGCGGGGGTCGATCTTTGTCGAAAAATTCTTTGTAAATGTCGACAAAAATCGACAAAAAAAAAAAAAAAAGTTGTGTTATACTACTTTCCGCCAGGGTGCACCGGTTGAGGGCAGGGGCGCACAATACGCAAGGGATGCCTGCAAGCATAAACCCACGCTGCGCTAAGACTACTTATCCGGGCCGCCCGGCAGCGGCGGCAAGCCCCATGCGCGAGGCCCGGGCGCCCTGGCACCTAGGCGCGGCCGCGCCGGAGAATGAAGGGGGTTGACGCGATGGAAAACGAGGGCACGAAAGAAGGCCGCAAATGCCCCGCGTGCGACGCGGAGCTTACAGAAAGAAACATCGACCTGCTGGAGCTTGCGCGCACGGCTTGCGGCACGCTGCAATCGATAGCGGAAAAGCGCGGCGAGCCGCCGACGGAGGCGTTCAGTGATTTCACGCGCATGCTGTACGCGCTGCTGGTCATGGCAAGCCCCGGCGAACCTGCCGACGGGGAGGGGGGCGGGCCATGACATGCAGGGACTGCGAATTCTACTTCATGTGCCGCCACCGGCAGGAAGCGGGCGACGCGACGGAGTTCCACGACTGCACGACGCGGGTGCAGGCCCAGTCGGCGCGGGCGTGGCACATGCAGGGCGACAACGGGGGCTTCTGGACCGAGCGGGAGAAGCAGCTCGCGCTGTGGGACAGCATGGAGGGCGAGGTGAGGGCGCTGTGCGCCGCCTGCCCCGGCGAGGACGTGGATTCGCCGTTCGCCCCCCCGGACGGGCGGCTGGAGCCGATAATCGAGAAGTACCCCTTCCCGGCCGCCATCGTGGAAAGCCTGTACATATACCACTGCGGCTGGCCGGGAAGGCACGGCATGAGGCAGCCGAGGGAATGAGGGGGGATGTGCGCCATGGGGTTCGACATAACAAACGGTGAAACGCAGCGCCAGGGGCGCGGCATGGGGTTCGACTTTGAAAAAGGCGAGACAAAATGCCCGCATTGCGGGGGGCCGCTGGCCATAGCGGACGACGCCATGCTCGACATCGCCGCCTGCTCGATTGAGGCGCTCCGCCTGCTGACTGGGACGCGCAGGGTTGCGGCATCGGAAAACACCAGGGGCGCCGTCGACAGCATGTGCGAGGCATTCCAAATAGTCGGCGCGCTCCGAGCGTTGGCGCAAAACTACCAAATGGAAATGCGCGCCCTGCTGGAGATGCACAAGCGCGGGGACATCGACGGCATGGCAGAACTGCACAAGCGCGAAAAAGAAAAGCTGGAGCGCCGCAAGGCGGATGGAGCCAAGCCCAGCGTCAAGAAAGAAGGATAGCGATGCGCCCTGCAAAGAGCATCAAATGGTCCGCGACAAAGCCCGCAGTCAAGGTCGTCGAAGAAAACGCGGACGAGCTCGAGACCGTGGTGACATGCCCCAACTGCGGGCAGCCGACGCCGCTTGGCGCAACGCGCATGACAAGCGGGTGGATAGGCTGCGACAACCTGCTCGAAGACGGGGTAACCGAATGCTACTACGGGGACCTCAGGCCGAGGGTGCTGCGCCTCAAGGAAACCGGCGACGAAAGGTACGTGCGCGGCCCGGTCTACCTGATGGACATTAAAGAAGGCGAGGCATGATGGGAAACAGCGAAGCGAAGCTGGCCGGCGGGGCCGCCGCCGCGCTCGCCAAGCATTTAGCGGAGGCGCGGGCCAGGGCGGAGCGCCCGCGATATTACACCCTCGACGGGGAGAAGCGCCCGGTCCCGGCCCCGGGCCTCGGGGAGTGGGCCGACTGGTTCGCGGAGCACGGCGAGGAATCCCGGGTCGGCCGCGACGAGTGCGGCGGCGCCACCGTGTCGACGGTGTTCCTCGGGATCGACCACAACCACGGCCAGGGGCCGCCGCTCCTGTTCGAGACGATGGTGTTCGTGAACGGCCACGGCGGATACATGGAGCGCTACCATACCTACGACGACGCGCTGATAGGGCACATGAGGACCGTCAAGCTCGCAAAGGAAGGGGCCAAAGGAGGAAAAGCGTGTACAATGGGATAAGGCTCTATACGTCCTCGACGAAGCGGGGCGGCCAGCCGAAGTTTTGGACATCGACAAATGGCATGAATGGAAGGACGGACACCCCAGCGAGGAGCGGGTCGCCCTTGACGTATCCGAGCACGCAACAGTGACGACGATCTTCACGGGGCACGACAACGGCCTGGGCACCGACCCGCCGCGTGTATACGAAACCATGATCCTTGGCGGCAAATACGACGGGTACCTGGCCCGGTACCCAACCCGCGAGGCCGCCGCCGAGGGGCACAAAAAGGCGGTGGAGCTCGCGGAGGCCGCGCAGCGGGGCAAGAGGGGGGCGGGGACCTGATGGGATACCTTGGGAATTGGCGGGTAGGCCCGACGGAGCCGGGGGCGTGCCCCGAATGCGGCGCAAGGCACGATCCCAGGCTGCCCCACGACCATGAGAGCCTCGCGTACCAGTACGCGTTCTACGACAGGCATGGCCGCTGGGCGTCCTGGGCGGACGCGATGGCCCATTGCGACGAAGGCATGAAAGTATTGTGGGCGGCATCCCTCGCCGAGCATGGCATCGACGCCGGGGAGCGGCCGCGAGGGGGCACGCTGACGATAGAGGTCAAGCCCGGCGAGGGCGGCGGCACCAAGGGCCCCGGCGCGTAACCCGAAGCACATATGAACGAAGCGCCCCCGTACATAACACAAAAACGACAAGTGTTGTGTACGGGGGCGCTTCTTGCGCCGCCAATCTGACAAAGGGGGCGCAAAAGCCATGATGCCCAGGATGCCGGTCAAGGCGGAGCCGTTCAGGCACCAGCGCGAGGCGTTCGAGTTCGCCTGCGGGCTGCTCGGCCTGGCCGAAGGCCGCGATGACGAAGGCACGGGGGGCGAGGCACGCTGCGGATGCATGTTGAAAAACGGAGGAGGCGACGGCGATGGTCGTCCATTGTGCGCAATGCGGGAAAGCAATAGAACGGAAACCCAGCCAAATAAAGAAAAACGCGAATAGCTTCTGCTCGAAAACCTGCCAAAACAAATCCATGATGAGGGGCCAGGCCGCTGCGTGTTCATGGCGCGGTACGCCTATCTATCGGCCATTGTCTGCCTTGGCGGAGCGCAATTTTTGCTCTAATGGTTGCCGCCTATCTTGGTTTGGGAAATGGACGAAAGAGGTTTTAAATGTCCCAGGGCATTCCGCCGGGCACAAAGCGCCGCATCTGTCTCGCTTGAACTGTCTCCGCAACCCTGCCAGCAGTTTGTGCAGCAATAAGCGCTATATCAAACCGTCCGTTTACCGAAATATAGCCAAAACAACGCTTGACAGAAATCTTGGTTCTTCCGAAGTTGTCCATCACATTAACGGAGACAGGGCCGACAACCGCCCTGCAAACCTGCGTGTCATGAGCAGGGAAGAACACGGCAGGCTTCATATGCGTATCGCGCAATCGCGATACGCAAAAGGAGGTGGTGCCCAATGTCAAAAGACGACGCAAAATCCCGAGGAGTCGCGCTCTTGATGGAAAGAAATGGGAACAGGTAAGACGCTCGTTGCCATCGCCATAACCGGCGCCCTTTACGGCGCGGGCAAAATCCGCAGGGCGCTGGTCGTCGCCCCGCTGTCCGTCCTGGGGGTGTGGCGGGAGGAGTTCGCCAAGCACGCGGACTTCCCACACAGCCTCGAGGTCCTGGCCGGCCCGACCGCGAAGAAGGCGGCGGCGCTCTCGGGCATGGCCGGGCCGGGGCTCCGCGTGGCCGTCGTCAACTACGAGTCGGCGCGGCTGCTGGAGAGGGAAATCCGCGCCTGGCGCCCCTGCCTGATCATAGCGGACGAGGGGCACAAGATCAAGGCGCACGGCGCGGCGACGTCCAAGGCCATGCACCGGCTGGGGGCCATGTCCCCGCACAGGCTCCTGCTGACGGGGACGCCGGTGGTCAACAAGCCCATCGACGTCTTCAGCCAGTACAAGTTCCTCGACCCCCGCGTCTTCGGGAACAGCTTCTACGCCTTCCGGGGGCGGTACTTCGACATGACGGGCTACGGCCAGCACGTGCCGGTCATGAAAAAGGACATGGAGCCGGAGTTCGCCAGGCGGCTGCACGGCATAGCCTTCCGGGCGACCAAGGCCGAGTGCCTCGACCTGCCGGAGGCAACAGACGTCGTCCGCCATGTGGAGCTCGAGCCGGAGGCGATGAGGATATACATGGGCATCGCCAAGGAGAACGTCGCGGAGCTTGGCGGCGGCGAGCTCGTGACCGCCACGAACATCCTGGCCAAGCTGCTCCGGCTCACGCAGCTGACCGGGGGGTTCCTCGGCGGCGACGGCGGCGGCCCGCCCAGGCAGGTCAGCTCGGCCAAGCTGGCGGCGCTGGCCGACATCGTGGACTCGGCCGCCCACGAGGGCAGGAAGCTCGTGGTCATCGCCCGGTTCCTGCCGGAGATCGGCGCCATATGCGACATGCTGGAAAAGCGCGGCATCGGGCACGTATGCGTCAAGGGCGGCGTCAGGGACCGCCAGGGGCTCGTCGACGCTTTCCAGACGAAGCCGGAAGCGCTGGCGTTCGTCGGGCAGGTCGCGGCGGCGGGGCTGGGCCTGACGCTGACCGCCGCCGACACGATGGCCTTCTACTCCCTGGACTACAGCGCAGCGAACCACGACCAGTGCCGCGCCCGCATCCACCGCGCAGGCCAGAGGAACAAGTGCACGTACGTCTACATCCAGGCGAGGGGCACGGCGGACGCGAAAGTCCTAAGGGCCCTGCGCGGCAAGGCCGACCTTGCGCGGGCGCTCATCGACGACTACAGGCGGGGCCTGAACCCATTCTTGCCGACGGAGGGGACCGAATGAAAGAGTACCAATGCATGAACTGCTTCTCGATTTTCCACAGGGAGGACACCCTGAGGGTGGACGGATACGGATGCCTTGCCTGCCCCGTGTGCGGGTGGGCGGGCGTGGCGGAGCTGCCCGACGACGACGACGACGAGACGTGCGGATGGTGAGCCGCGTGGAGGAAATAAGGTGCCGGGGCTGCGGCACGTGGTACGACCCGAACGCCGAGGACACCAGGAAATCCGCCCTGCATGACAGCGGGTACGCAAGCTACCCCTGCCCCGTGTGCGGGCGCTACAACGTGGCCGAGATAGCGGTCGAGATATCAGAAGGATGGTGATAAAGGTGAACGAAATGTCGAACGTCGCGACGGCCCCCCTCCCGGGGGAGGTCGCGGCCCTGGCCGAGAGGCTGGGCAAGCGCGTCCAGTACCTGCAACGGCAGCAAGAGAAGCTATGGGCGCAAAACGAGCAGATCGCGGGCAGGCTGGCGGCCGCCAGGCAGGACCTCGAGTTCCTGGGGCTCCTGGCGGAAAAGCGGGCGGGGGGCATGGCGGATGGATGACGGGGCGGTCTTCCGGCTGGCGGCGCGGCTCAAGCAGCTCAAGGGGCGAAAAGAGGAGCTTGAGGAAGCCCGCAAGGAGCTGAACAGGGACATCGAGGAGGCGCAGGCGCGGCTTGCCGGCCTCATGATAGACGCCGAGCTGCGGAACTTCACGAGGGACGGCACACAGTTCGTCCTCGTGAACGCGGTGCGGGCCTCGGCAAGGGCCGGGGCAAGGGAAGAACTCTTCTCCGCACTCAGGGAGCAAGGCCACGGCGGCATGGTGAGCGAGACGGTCAACGCCAATTCCCTGTCGTCGTTCGTCAAGGAGCAGATCGAGGAAAACGGCGGCGACCTGCCGGGATGGCTGGAAGGGCTGGTCAGCGTCTTCGAGCAGCCGACAGTGCAGCTGAAAAAAACGTGAGGCTCCAACGGCGCGGCATGGCACGGCGAGCTTTGGCGGGGCCTGGCGCGGCAGGGCATGGAATGGCCCGGCTAGGCGCGGCGAGGCATGGTTTGGCATGGCGCGACTTGGCGGGGCTTGGCTTGGCACGGTGGGGCCTGGCATGGCTTGGCTGGGCGCGGCCTGGTTGGGCATGGCGAGGCTGGGCATGGCAAGGCGTTTTGGCGGCTTCTCGATAAAAACCGCCGCTACACAAAAGGAGGCAGATCGTGAAAAAGACCAATTTGGCGGAAGAGCAGCTGTCCAACGACGGCGACTTCTCTATCTCGGTGCCCTATATAGTCGAATGCGAGCTGACCGGCTCATGCCCCATCCTGTTCCACCGCTGGTCGAACGAGGACGTAGAGGAAAAGGGCAAGGCGGCGAAAGGCAGCAAGGCGAAGAAGACGGACAACATCGAAGCCTACCAATACCTCAACGACAAGAAGGAACTCTGCATCCCGACGGAGGCGGTGAGGCAGGCGGTGATCGCCGCCGCCAAATACCAGCAAGACCCGCGCAGCCCGAGGAAGTCCGCCTGCGACCTATTCAAGGCAGGCATCATCTCGCTGAGCGAGCTGGCTTCTCTCGGCGCAAAGGAGCCGGACTTCCTCGACCGCCGAAGGGTCTGCATACAACGAGCAGGGATAACGAGGGTTAGGCCGGCGATGAACGCAGGCTGGCGGGCGTCTATGCTGCTCCAGGTACTGCTGCCGGAGTATATCGTCCCGGACTTGCTGTACCGGGCGCTGACCGACGCGGGGCGCCTTGTCGGTGTCGGGGATTTCAGGCCGTCGTACGGGCGCTTCCAGGTCACGAAGTTCGAGGTGCAGCAAAACTAGCGGTCCTGGGGCAGCCCCCGCAAACCATCGCAATATTTCGAGGCACGGCATGGCCGGGCTGGGTTCGGCCGGGCAGGGCTGGGCACGGCAAGGCTGGACGCGGCAGGGCACGGCGAGGTCGGGCGTGGCGGGGCTTGGCTTGGCAGGGCTCGGCTTGGCAAGGCTTGGCATGGCGAGGCGAGGCTGGGCTCGGCTTGGCAAGGCTTGGCATGGCGAGGCGAGGCTGGGCTCGGCTTGGCATGGCATGGCGCGACTTGGCGGGGCTTGGCTTGGCACGGTGGGGCCTGGCATGGCTTGGCTGGGCGCGGCGAGGCTGGGCATGGCAAGGCGTTTTGGCGGCTTTCCGACAAAAACCGCCGACAATCAAACTTTGGGAGGTACGACAATGCCAGACAAGAGGCAGACAGAGGAACTCGCGCTGGGCGCGAGCAGCTACGGCGGGTTCGAGTACCTGCGGAACGTCAACCTGGCGGAGATCATGGCGGCGGAGCTGGAGGGACTTAGCGTCTCCTTCGACCGGGTGAAGGTGCCCTCCGGCGGCCTGACCGCGTTCGAGATGCCCGGCGAGGACGACGACTCGCCGGAGGTGTCGAAGGAGTTCGAGGCGGTCATCCTGCACCACCACGCGGTGCGCGGGTACTACCGGGAGGAATACGCGGGCGGGCACACCCCCCCGGACTGCGGCTCCATCGACGGGCGCGCGGGCGTGGGCGACCCCGGGGGCAAATGCGGCGAGTGCCCGCTCGACAAGTTCGGGACGGGAAGGAACGGGGGGAAGGCGTGCAAGGAGCGCCGGAGGCTCTACCTCCTGCAGGAGGGCCAGGTGTTCCCCCTGCTGTACTCGGTCCCGTCCGCCAGCCTCAAGCCGTTCGCGAAGTACGTCCTGCGGCTCCTGACCAGGGGCCTCGTCCCGAGCGAGGCCGTCACGAGGTTCTCGCTCAAGAAGGCGGTGAGCGGCGGCGACCTCGACTACTCGGAGGCGGCCTTCAAGCTCGCGAGGCCCCTGTCCGACGGGGAGAAGGGGGCGGTCGCGGCGTACGCGCAGGAGGTCAGGCAGATGGCCGCCAAGGTCGCCGTCCGCGACGAGGAGGACGACGGCGCCTTGGGCGGGGAGCCGGGCGGCGACCTCGAGCCGCTCATATGAGCTACCAGTGCGCGACGTCCCTTGCCCAGCTCCGCAGATACCTCGACGGCGCTGGCGAGGCGGCGTTCGACATCGAGACGGCGCCCGACGAGGCGCACCGCGACGAGCCCAAGGCCGCGCTCGACCCGCGCAGGGCGCACGTCGTCGGCGTCTCGTTCTCGAGGCAGGAGGGCACCGGCGTCTACGTGCCGGTCGCGCACAGGGCGGGGAGAAACGCAAGGGAGCCCGAGAATATCTGGGCATGGCTGGCGGGGAACTTCTTCAACAGCCCATCCGTCACCAAGGTCTGCCACAACATCGCATTCGAGGCGGCATTCCTGTATGCGAGGGGCATCGCCCTCCAGCCCCCGGCCTACGACACGATGCTCGCGGCGCAGCTCACGCTCAAGGAACCCAGGGCCTTCCGCAGCATGTCCGACTGCGGCCTGAAAACGCTCGCGGCGCAGCTGCTCGGCACGATCCTCCCCAGCTTCGAGGCCGTGACCGGCGGGCGCCACTACGACGAGCTCGACCCGCAGGACGACGAGACCGTGCGCTACGCCTGCGCCGACAGCGACTACGCCCTCCGGCTCCGCCGCAGGCTCGGCGAGTGGTTCGAGGGGGCGCGGGAGCGGACCGGCCTGAGGCACGGGCAGCTCGCGGAGCAGGCGGAGTCCCCCGCCGCCATCTACGCGGGCATCATGAGGTTCAACGGCCTGCCGGTGGACGCGGCGCTGATGGCGGAGAAGAGGGCCGAGGCGGAGGGGCGCCTGGCGCGGCTGCGGCGGGAGATCGGCGAAATGACCGACGGGGTGGACATCGGCGCCAACGCCGCCACCGGGGCCTTCAAGTCGCACCTCTACAAGACCCTGGGGCTGCCCGTGTTCGTGCGGACGGAGAAGGACAGGGAGGCCGCCAACGACGAGGCGCTGACGCTGCTGGCCGAGCACTGCGAGGCCAGCCGCCCGGAGCTCGCGCCGCTGTTCAGGGCGGTGGCGGAATACCGGCGCTGGGGCAAGCTGCTGTCCACGTACATCGACGGGTACGCGAAGCAGGTCAGCGGCGCCACGGGCAGGCTGCACCCGGACCTGAGGCCGCTGGGCACGGCGACCGGGAGGTTCTCGTCGCGCAGCCCGAACATGCAGAACATGCCGCGCCCCGACGGCGACCCGATGGGCGTCCGGAACTTCATAGCCGCGCCGGAGGGGAAGGCGCTGCTGTCCCTGGACCTCTCGCAGATAGAGCTGCGCGTCGGCGCCTTCTACTGCCGCGACAAGAGGATGCTGGGCACGTACCGCGACGGCGGGGACATCCACGCCGCCACGACGTCCGTCATATACCGGATACCGTTCGAGGAGGCGGCGGACAAGTCCGCGCCGGGCTACAAGGAGCGGCGCACCATCGCCAAGAACTGCAACTTCGGCGTCTTCTACGGCCTGTTCCCGAACGGCCTCATGAAGAACCTCAAGTTCAACGCGGGGCTGGACACGGAGCTGAAGGACTGCGCGAAGATAATCTCGAACCTGAAAAACGGCTACCCGGGCCTTGCCCGGTGGCAGGAGGGCACGAAGAGGAAGGCCGCGATGGCGGGCTACACGGAGACGTGGCTCGGGCGGCGCCGGTACCTGCCGGGCCTGCGCTCCGGGAGCTGGGGGCAGAAGTCGTTCGCCGAGCGCATCAGCCTGAACCACCCCATCCAGGGCACCGCCGCCGAAATCCTCAAGCTGGCGATGGGGCGCGTCCTGGCCGGGCTGCCGGGGCGGCCGTGGCTCAAGCCGATCCTGCAGATACACGACGAGCTGCTGTTCGAAGTGCCCGCCGAAAGGGCGGAGGAGGCCGCGGCCTTCGTCAAGGGGTGCATGGAGGCCCGCCCCTTCCCCGAGTTCGACGTGCCGATCGTCGCGGACGCCAGCGTCGGCAGAAAATACGGCAGCATGGAGGAACTGCGATGAGAAAGTACTCTTGGACGCCAGCCGAGGACAAGTTCATCGAGGACAACTACGCGCTGCTCGGGCCGAAGAAATGCTGCGAGGCGATGGGCCGGGCGTACAACGAGGTGAAATACCGCGCAGGGCAGCTGTGCGTGAGGATGTACCGCCAAAAGAGAAGCGCCGAGCACCATAAGCTCGCCAAGAGGGGGCTGGGCGCGATGCCCGGCGACGCCTTGGCCGAGCTCGTGGCCAAGGGCATCTTGAACATGTAGCCCCAAGCCCGCCCATGCGGCAAAAAGCAATAGAAATTTGACACGATTTGGAGGCGACCGACAATTGGATGTTTTTTATTTCAGGGACTGGCTGCAAAACAAATACGGGAAGAAAAAGCACAGGTTCAACGACTTGCTGTCCGACGCAATCTCGGACCGCGCCTACCCCTGGCTCGAAGACGTCGGGGCGCAAATGGAATACCTGTCGCAAAAAGGCGCCGACGCGGATTGCATGGAAACGCTGGTGGCCGCTTACCGCGCCTATATGTCCTATTTGCGAAAAGAGTACTGCGGTTGACGTTTGGAGGTGCCATAGTGAAAAAAGTTGAGCATTCAGCAAAAAAGCGCGACTTGACTCTGCGCTGCAGGATGACTGACGACTTGCTGACGCGGCTAGACCGCGCCATTTCAGAAATACAGCAGCAAGTACCCGAAGGGCGTGTTTCCATGAGCAGCATCGGGCGACATGCCGTAGAGCAATTCCTGTCACAACACGAGGCAAAGCGCAACAGTGATGGGGGTGCTTAGCCGTTGAACGATTTTTCGACAGGCGGGCGGCCCGCGGCGATTGCCGTGCGGGACGGGGAATTCGACGCCGCATTCCTGCCGGAAGGGCTGCCAGGCCACCCCGCGCGGAAGGTCCGCCGCCTGCTGGGCCTGCTGTGCGGCCCGAAAGAATGCGGCGACGCCATGCGCAACCTCCCCCAGGCCAGGGCGCTCAAGGCGGCGCTGCGGCAGATGCGCGGCGCCCGCGCCCGCCAGCTGGAATCGGCAAGGGACGCGGAGCGCCGCCTCCGGGCGGACATCCCCGCAGACAAGGCGAGGAGCCGGAAGCCGGAATGGGTAGAGGCCCGGTCCCACAACCGCGCCTTGCGGGACGCCGTCAAAAGGGCGGCCGAGGAGGCCGGGCAGGCCGGAGGGCTGTGCCGGATGCTGCGCGAGGCGCTTGCCCGCAGCCGCTGGGAAGAAATGAGGAAGGAAGCGGAACAGAATGAACAAGGTTGAGTATCTATTGGCGTGCCTGGTCGAGGAATGCTCCGAGGTCCAGAAAGCGGCGGCGAGCGCGATGCGCTTCGGGCTGGACGACAAGGGCATAAGCGAGGCGACTGCGGTCAAAAGGCTCTCTCGCGGGTGCGCGGACCTGCTGGCGGCGGTCCAGACGCTGAGCGACGAGCGCATAATCCCGCTGCCCAGGAGCCGCACCTTGGGCGCCTCGATAGAGAAGAGCAAGGCGCACATCCTGGATTCAATGGAGTACGCGAGAGAAAGGGGGACCTTGAAGGAATGAGGTTTGTCGAGATAGACGGGACGCTGGTCAACGCCGACGACATACGCCAAATATCCTATACCAGGTACGGCGAAGTGCGCGTCGAGTTCCGGGGATGCGAACGCGCATGCCTCGACGCGAACGTGAACAACGTCTATGAATTCATCGGCGAAGTACGCGGGGAGAGGCACATCGTCCAGGCGCTGCCCAACAGCGCGGATGCCTGGATGGCGTGGCGCGACAAAGGCAGCGACAAGCATTATGCCAAGCGCGTCGACTTCCTGGCCCTGTGCGCCGACGGGAAGATGCGGGCCGTGTGCCTCGCGGACGGCCGCTTCGTCTTTGCCGACGACTGCGGCAACCTGGCCGGGCTGTGCCACGAAAGCCAGCTGGCGCGGTTCCCGGGCCTGGAAAAATGCAGGGAGGCGAAAGAATGAGCGAAAGCCAAGCAACAAAGCCGGGGCGGGAAAGCTCCGCGCGCCCGGCCGTGTATATCTGCTCCCCGTACGCCGGGGACGTCAAGGCCAACGTCGGGCGGGCCTGCCGCTACGCGCGGTTCGCCCTCTCGAAAGGGAAGAACCCCATCGTCCCGCACCTCCACTACCCGCAGTTCATGGACGACGACGACCCGGAGCAGCGGGCCGCCGGCCTGGGCTTTGCAATAATATGGCTCGCGCTGTGCGACGAGATCTGGGTCTTCGGGGACACCATAAGCAAGGGGATGGAGCTGGAGATGGCCGAAGCGGCGGCCATCGGCATGAAGGCCCGGCGCTTCGACGCCCAGTGCAACGAGCTGGCGGGGGAAGCCGCCGATGGGCCCGCCGATGGGTAGCGCCCCGACGCTCGGCTCCCTGTTCGACGGATCCGGGGGCTTCGCGCTGGCCGGGCTGCTCGAGGGGGCGCGGCCGCTCTGGGCGTCCGAGGTCGAGCCGTTCGCCATCCGCGTCACCACGAGGCGCATACCCCAGATGGCGCACCTCGGCGACATCTGCGGGATAGACGGCGGCTCCGTGCCCCCCGTGGACATCGTCACGGCGGGGTTCCAGTGCCAGGACCTGTCGGTCGCCGGGGCGAGGGCGGGCCTGCACGGGGCGCGGTCGGGCCTGTTCTTCCAGGCGACGCGCATCATACGCGAGATGCTCGCGGCGACCGGGGGCAGGCGCCCCTCCTTCGCGGTCTTCGAGAACGTGCCCGGCATATACTCGTCGGCGGGCGGCGCCGACTTCCTGGAGGTGCTGAATGAGCTCATCAAAGCCAAGGACGGATCCCTGTCTGCGCCTATGCCTCCGAGGGGGCGATGGCTCCATGCGGGAGAGGTCGTGGGAGACGGTTTCTCCGTCGCGTGGCGCACCCTCGACGCGCAATTTTGGGGCGTCCCCCAAAGACGCGCCCGCTGCTTCATTGTCGTCGATTTTGCTGGCGGACGCGCCGGGGAGATACTATTTGAGCGCGAAGGCGTGCCAGGGCATCCTGGGCAGGGCGGCCAGGAGGGGGAAAACCCTGCCTGAGCCCCTCCGGCTCGCCCTGGAGCGCCAGGCCGGCGCGCCCGTGGGCCCGCCTTGCCCGGCGTGGCCGCCGAACCCCCAAGAATGCAAGCAAGAGCCCGTCGCGTTCGAGCCGGGCGCAGTTTCGAGGCTCGGCGGCCACGCCTGGCAAGGCGGGCCCACGGGCGCGCTGCGGGCAGACATGGGCGACAACCAACTGGCGGTGGCCTACGGCATCGGCAGCTACAACAGCGAGGGCATGCTCTCGCCGAACCCGCGCGCCGGGGTGTACGAGGCGGCCACGGCGCGGACGCTGGACGCGAACGGCGGGAGCCC